TTTTGCCCCTTGTTTTCGGGACGCCGCTTGGGGGGGCAGGCGGGCCCCCTCAAAAGCCGATCCCTAACCTGCGGATGCGGCGGCGGTTGTTTCAAGCCGCAGACACTCGCCGCTTGTCTGCGTCCGCATTTACCCCTGCGGCAGGGTGTGAGTTATTCCCTTTGTTTCAACTGTTGAGCAATAACAGAGCGGTCATCATCGCTCAGATAGTGCATGGCGTACTTGTGCTGTAATTCCTGCCACTCGGCAGGCGTCAGCCCCATCGCATCTACTAGCGCCGCCAGGTCGTATCCGTCACGGTGATGGGCATAGCCAAGCAGTTGCGCTTCGGCCAGTCCTAGTTGTTCTTCTTTGGTCATACGGTGTCTCCTTCCAGCGTCTTTATCCCCTGCTTCAGGATTTCAAGTGCGCAGTCTTTGCAAACTACGGTTTTTTCCTGATATGGAATTTGTAGCTCTACGTTGATTTGGTAGTCCTTCGTGCTGTCCATGAAATAGCCGAATGTTTTTCTGATGCCGCTAAATACCTCGCCGCGTTCTATTTCCTCCCCGCATCTGTCGCAGGTGTAGGCGAGCATGACTGTTTTCTGGATTCCCATCAGTCTTCCCCTATCGGGTAATGGCGCAGCGTTTTGAGGACGTCGTCTCCATCAATAGGTTCAAACGTGCCGATAACTGCAACTTCCGTTTCGTAGTGCTGCGGAACTACCCATATCCCGTGCTGTTCTTCCGGCTCTATCGGAAAGCTATAAACACTCCCGTTATCATCAGTTGCTACCCACTCATGGTTTTCTGGAATGCTGATTTTCACACCGAAGTATTCAACTTCCCGCAGTAGACGCGGTTTGAAATTTTCAAGTTTCATGACTTCTTCTTTCATATCAAATGCCGCCTCCGTCCAGTTATCTTTCACAACTATCCATCTTTTCCAACTGGGAACAAGTGAATCAGAACCTTTGTAGTCTTTAACAAAGCGAATTTCCGGTTCTTTTTTTTTGTTCAGGAAAAAGTTCGTTCCACAGAATAGCAATAACCTTAGAATCACGCGCGGATTCTGAAATGGCGTGGGTAAGGAATGCGTCATAAGCCTGCTGTTTATTGTCGTATGCACGTATGGCATTTTTCTTAATATGACCAGCAACAAATTTAATTACGTTATGCGCAGCATCTTCGCTTTCATGCACATAAATGCTTGCTGCGAGTGCAAGCATCGCTACTGATTCAATCATCCATTCTTGGTCATGTGAACAGTAAGTAAGAGTGTTTCTCCAATCTTCACCTTCAAACTCCACGTAATCATCTAAGTCCCAGAACGCCCCGCTTTCCACATCCCACACGTTATTAATGAGGTGTGGTTTTTCTGCGTATGCCATCAGCCTGCCGTCTCTATCAACGGCTACCCAGTTGGCGTTGGAGTTGACGTGCAAAATGTTGCCATAAAACATCACGGTTTTGTATGGTGTTTTAAGTTTCATGTTTTTCTCCTTATGCCATCTTTTCAGAAAAAGCTATTGCGGCTTCCTTAGTATGGAAACACAATCCTTTACTAAGTAGATGTTTATCATCAAAAACGTCTAGCCATTTAGTTTCATGGTAGCCATCTTCTGACATGATATCAGCGTAAAAGTAACGTTGTCCCATGCGGTTGTTTGGAAGAAACTTCGCAATGCGCATCCAGCGGTCAAGTAGTAATTGCACCATGCCATTAGCTAGTACCTTATTCAACGCTTCTCTGCATTGTTGTGCAATATCATCCGAATATAAATCTTTGCTTATCAATTCCCACAAGAATGTGTCTTTGTATTGCTCTAGTTCGTCTATCACAATACTGGGGACTCTGTGACCTCTATTGTGGTGCTTATACAAAGCGATGTAAACTCTTGTAAAGTAATAAAAACTACCCTTTTCATCACTGTCAATTACTAACTTAATGAGTTTAGCGTGTTCCTTATCAATTTCTTTTTTGCGCTCTGCTTTTTCTTTCTTAAGCTCTGCTACTTCTTTTTTAAGCGCCGCCATTTCCTCTCTAAGCATTTCGTTCTCTTTTAACGCCCTTGATTTCGGGTCAAGTACATCTTCATAGAGCTTGCTATCTGTTTCCCAGTCATTCATAGTTTCCTCTCTTCAACCGTGGTCATGATGACCACGGTTGCTTCTCGGCGCCTGCGCGGTTCATGCGTCGCCCTCCTCGTCGTCTTCCCAAAAGCCATCCTCCTCTTCGGGGGTAACGATGCGCAGCAAGAGCTCGCTGTCTTTGCCGCTGGCGAGTTGCAGGACGGGAGCAATGCGTGTCATGCCTTGCGCCTCCATCACTTCGGCCAGTTCCAGTGAGGCGTTTATCCATGCTTGCATCACGGTTTCCAGGTCTTTTTGATTCATATGGCCTCCTCAAAAAATGGCGTTGAAAATATCGGCAGTGACACCTGCGTTGAGGTCGCCGAGTATGTCGGTAATGTTGCGGTTCATGGTTAGTCTCCTGTTGTTTACACTTTTTCAATGCGGTATTCGCGGCCTTCGTCGCCGTCTTCGTATTCCCATTCGTCAGCAATGACGGCCTTGTGGGTGGGGGTGACGGTGAGGGTGGCGATGTAGATGCCTTCGTCTTTTTCCGGCCAGATGTTTTGCAGTGCTTCTTTGGCGATAGCCAGCGCTTCGGCTTCGCTCTCGCAGTAGTAGGTTTCTTCGATGTTCGGATCGTGGACGAGGTATTTGGCTTTTTGGGGGTCGGTCATGGGTGGCTCCTGGTTATTATTGTCTGGCATCGCATGGGCGATAACGTTCAAAGAATGGACGTAAGTCTTCTAATGGGATTTCATAATCAGACCACTTACTTTTATATTCACTAATATTGACTGTTGTCATATTGCTGATTATTTCTTGCGGGAATAAGAAACATTTTTTAATTACGTCTCCCGAATATCCGAATGCAACAATAAAATCGGCATATTTTTCTTGTTTCTTCACACTGAAACAATAACGCTGTTGCCGCGCATTTTTCCCAGCGTAATGAAGGGTTGACGCTTTAATATCAATTTTTAAGCCGTATAACTCAAAGTCCCATTTGCTCTGGTAGCGAGCCTGATTCATATTGGTAGCTTCAGGAATAAGATTTGCAAAGTGTGCCTCTGATAAGGAAGCCAGTTTATCTTTTGAAGTACCGTATTTGCTTTTGTCACCAACAACAGGATGGTTATATTTCTTCAAATACCAGTACAATGTTTGCCATTTCATTCCTAATTCATCTGCCGCCACTTTTAAATTCTTATGTTTGTCATAAGCGGCTTTCATTTGCTCTACGGGAATATTCATAATTACTTCCTAAAACGGCACATTGTCGAAGTCGTCCTGCGCTGGCGGGGTGTATTGCGGCGCGTTGTTCTGTTGTGGCTGCTGATGGCCTTGCCCACCGCGTGAACTGTGGTCATCATGACCACGGTTGCCGTCGCCCCTGCTGTCGAGTAGTTGCACGCTGTCGGCGATGATTTCGGTGGTGTATCTGTCCACGCCGTTGTTGTCCGTCCATTTGCGTGTTTGCAGCTTGCCCTCTACGTAGAGTTTGCTGCCCTTGCGCGTGTACTGGCCGATGATTTCGGCGGTGCGGCGGTAGGCGACGACGCGGTGCCACTCGGTCTTTTCGCGTTTTTCGCCGGTGTTTTTGTCGTTCCAGGTTTCACTGGTGGCAATGGAGAGGTTCGCCACCGGTTCGCCGTTGGGCATGTAGCGCACTTCGGGGTCGTTGCCGAGGTTGCCGAGGATGATGGCTTTATTGACGCCTGCCATGTTTATGCTCCTGTGATTTTCCAGTAACTGCTACCCGCCTTGCGGTAGGGTTCGAGGTCGATGCCCTGTAATTCAGGGATTTTGCTGTAGTCCACGCTGCCCTTGCGTTCGGTGCGGGTGATGGTGATGCCGCCGCCTTTCAGCGTTTTTTGTCCGCTCGCTTCGCCCAACGTTTCCAGGCGTTGCCGTGCTGCTTTTTCGGCTTCTTCGATTTCGGCCTGTTGCGCTTTGATGGCGCGGTATTCAGCGACCGCCTGCAAAAATTCTTTGTCTTCATGGGTTGGTGCGTAGGTGGCGAGGTCGGCGGCAAAATGCGCCCAGCCCGATTTGATGCGTGTAAACCAATCGTCATCCGGTAACACTTCGGCAATGGCGAGGTTTTCCGCCGTGCCGTCCGATACACAAAACAGGCAACGCTCCGCGCCAGATACCAGCAGTTGCTGCTGTACCTGCGCCATGTCGTGTTCTGCCAGTTCTCCTTGTGCCGCCATGTCAAAGCGTTTGCGGCTGGCGGTGCTGTTGCGCAGCAGCTTGTGTTCGACGATGGTTTTGTGGTCGTAGGTGATGCCGTCAAAGCTGGCGGCGATGTTGTTGTCGCTCTCGCCGACCAGGTTGTACAGCGGCTCGCCAATGCGTGCCTCCAGCTCCGGCATGATGGCCGCCTCTGCCGCGTGTCCGGCGGCAAAGAGGCATTTCATCCAATCATTCACGGGCGCGCGGTTGCCCGTGGCTTTTTCTTGTAGCAGTGTGTCGCGGCTTTTGTAGGGGCTGATGTCCAACATGGCGGCGGCGTCGGACGCTCCGTAAACGCTGGCGCGCCATTCGTGCCATGCCGGGCTGTTTTGTTCGTAGTCGATGATTATCATGCGGCCTCCTGAAAGCACGCGGCTTCTTTGTTGTAGGTGAGGTTGAGGGATTGGGCTTTGCGATTCAGGACGGTTTTCAGGCGTCGGATGGCGTCCTGCGGCAGTTGCAGCTCGTTGATTTGTGCCACCGCGTCATTGACCATCGCCGCATTTTCAAGGCCTGCGATGTCGTTCAGCCACTGCTGTTCCAGCGGGCTTGTTTGTGTTGCAGCAGGTTTTTGTGTCTGTTTCGCCAGTGGCTGTCCGTGCGCGCTGTTGTCCATCGCGTCGGCATCGGCACCGCCGTCAATGGCAAAGAGGCCGCATAGGGCATATTTGCGCGCGTAGGAGGATGCCATGCCGGTGATTTGGCTTTCGTCCATGCCCTTCTTGGTCTGTGCTTCGCGGGCGTAGGCGCTGGTGCTGGCCGCGCCTTCGTCACTGGCAAGCGTCGCCGTCGCCTTGACGTAGATGCGTTCGCCGATGGCGACCACTTCGTCGGTCAGGATTACGGTGGCGTTTTCGGCTTCCAGCAGCGGCTTCAGCGCGGCAAGGATGCCTTCGCAGGTACGATAGGCGTAGTTGCCGAAGTTGTTGCGCTCGTTCTTCGGTGCCACCAGCGCGCGCTGGATGTTGTGCAGGGTTTTCATACGGCTTGTTCCTTGTCTCGTTGCAGGGATTCTTCGATGATTTCAATTAGGGCGCGGATCTTCGACAGCATCATCATTTCACCGCCGATGGCTTCTTGTTCTTCAATCAGCCATTGCAGGGCGATGATGGCGTTCTGCCGGGTCTCAAGGCCACGCCGGGTTTCCGGCGCGCCTTCAAAAATGTGGTCGTGGTTCATGCTTTCTTCCTTTCTTCAATAAGCTGGTCAATGGCAGCTTCAATTTGGTCTCTCCGTCTGGTGAGTACCTGGTATTCATCTATTCCGCGTGGTTTGTAAGCGGCGCGGACGCCCAAATTCCCGGTGCTGTTTCCGATGTGTATCCATACTTTCTCCCCATATTGGGAGATTTCCACCCGCGCAAAGTAGGCGCTGACCGTGACGTTGATGTTTTCCGGGAGGTACACCCCGCCGAGTTTCCCGGCGAGATGCTGCGCAAGCTGCGCATGCTCGGTTTCAAAGAGGTTCATGCCGCTTTCCTCTCGTTGAGGTATTGCCGCACGGCGATGCCAAGCTCTCCTATGGTTCCTACTTCGAGCAGCCTGTCCTGAAGCGCGGGGTCGCCGTCTGTTTTCAGATAGCTGCGGGCGTGGCAGCGCAACGTGCCGTTATCATTCTGGTAGATTTCGATGTTTATGATTTTGTTGTCGTGGCTTGCGTAGATGAAAGCAGCTGTTTGGCTGTAGCTGATGTTCAGGGAATCGCAAGACTTGCCCAGCGGGGCGGCGATACGGCGCGCTTCTTTTGCCAAATCGGTGTTCATGATGTTCATTTGCGGTTCTCCCAAAAGTTTTTGCAGGCGGTGATTTCGATTTCGTCGAGGTCAGGGCGCGCGCATTGTTCGCGTACCCATTCGCGGTGTGATTCGGTTCGGACGACGGCGGGCGGGTTGTCTTCCCCGCGTGGCGCAAAGGCCACGACGAGGATGAACAGCGCCAGCAGCGCGGCGGTGGTGAGGTGTTCGCGGTTCATGCAAACGCCCTCTCGTAAAGCTGGTCTTCGTAGCGGTCAATCAGCCATTCGCCGTAGGCTTCGTCCGCTTCTTTTTGCAAATCCCGCCAGGGAATTTGCGCGTCAATCATGTCGGCGAGGATTCCCGCGTGGTCTTCTTCGTGGTACTCGCTGAAGTCTTCGCGGTCGAGCTCTTTGCCTGCGTCGTCCAGGATGATGACGATGCTTCCTTCAGCTTTGACGGTGATGTCTTCGCTGGTTTCCTCCGTGTACTCGGCAGGCTCCCAGTAAGTCGCTTGTCGTAGCAGCTTTTGTCCGTACCAGCGGCAGACGGTGATGCTGTCTTGATTGCCCCACCATTCAAAGGTGTCGTCCAGCCCGGCGGCGAGGGTCTTGAGGTTCAGGGTTGTCATCTTCGTTGCTCCATCGTGTTCGTTTCGATGGGTGTAGTTTAGTAAACTACACTAAACCCTGCAAGCAATTTTGCTAGTTTACTAAACTATTTTCTTAACTTGCTGATTTTATTACTTAGTTTACTACATTCTACAGATGCAAAAAACCGCCCGAAGGCGGTTGATAGGGCGGTTGATAGGGCGGTTGATAGGGCGGTTGATAGGGCGGATGATAGCGGTGCTGATACAATGCAACCATCGCAGTACTACCGGGATTCCCATGTTTGATATTGAGCAGTTCGAAGATGCATCACACCAGAACGGCATCCGTTACTGGCTGGCACATGACTATATGCGGGCGCTTGGCTATGAATCCTGGTCGTCATTCAAGACGGTAATCCAGCGGGCGCAGGCCAGCTGCCTGCATCTGGGCATTGAAACGGAAGACACTTTCATGCCCTGCTTGCTGGCAGACGGCACCCGCTCCTACAAGCTGACCCGCTTCGCCTGTTACCTGATCGCCATGCAGGCCGATGTGAAGAAGCCGGAAGTTGCCGCTGCGCAGGTGGCTCTGGCAAGACTTGCTGAAGCATTGCTGGCTGAGAAACTGGCGGAATCGGGTATTCCCCGCCTGGAAGAACGCGGCAGGCTGACGGATGCGGAAAAACAGCTTGCTGGCGTCGCCAGGCAAGCGGGGGTAGCGACTGGCGAGTATGGCATTTTCAAGGATGCCGGATACCGGGGCATGTACAACATGCCATTGCAGGATTTGAAACGCTACAAGCAGTTACCAGAGGGCAAGACGCTGTATGACTACATGGGGCTGACGGAGTTGGCCGCCAATACTTTCCGCATCACGCAGACCAGCGAGCGGATGAAACGCTTCGGCACACACGGCCTGCAACAGGCAAAGAACACGGCGCATGAAGTCGGGCGCGAGGTGCGCGACGTTATGCTGCGCTCCTCCGGCACGGCACCGGAAGACCTCGCTTTGGAAGGCGACATCAAGCAGGTTCGCAAGCAGATCAAAACGGCGAACCGGGAAATGAAAAAGCTGGACACGCCGCCGAAGAAAAAGCGTTAGGGTCAGGCAGCGAGGAATGCAGGGGAATATATGCAGTCCCTGTTTTCAATCTATCAACTAAAAAAGTTGATATTGAAGCTCGTGATGCCTATAATGCACCTGTCACATCACGATGACCGTGGTGCTTTGGAGAAAATCATGAGTATTACAGCGTTTGGAAAGGCTATCAGGGATGCCCGCCGGGCTACCGGCGAAACCCTGCTATCAATGGCTGAAGCCATGCAGTGTTCGGTGGCATTTTTGAGTGCTATTGAAACGGGAAAGAGCAAGATTCCGGCGGAACGTGTACGGGAAATCGAGCAATTCTTTGCCACGCGTGGTTATCGGTTTGATGAAGACCTGGCAGATTTGGCGGTTGCTGCCAACGGTGTATTATCGCTGGATGGACTGGATATGCAGCAGCGCTTGCTGGTAACAGGGTTTGCCAAGTCACAATGGGACTCCGAACAGCTGAAACTGTTTGCCGGCTTCTTGGCAGAAATGAGAAAGGAATTGAAACAGAAGGAGGATAAATGACCGAACCTTACAACTTGCGAGGCCAGCGTGTGGCCGCGAAGGGAATAGAGGAAATAGCACTAGTTGCCAAGATTATATGCACGGCTTTGAAGATAACAAAGCCGATGGATATGGCGCAGTTCATGGAGAGGCTTCCTTATGAAAGCGGCATCTACATTGAAGTTGAAGAAGACAGGAAATGGATTGTTCCTGCCGAGGCTTTATGTGACCCGTCCAAACTCAGAATCATCATGCCGGAAAGTCTTTACCGGAAGATTTGTAAACGCAGCCCCAAGGCTATGGGAATTCTTTTCCATGAATTGGGGCATATTGTATTAGGGCACCGCCCGTTATTGTCTTACGCCAACACGCCGCCGTGCGAGGCAGAAGATGCAGAATGGCAGGCAGATACTTTCATGGAAGCGGTGATGCAGATTCTGAAAATCTCGCTTCTTCCCATGCAGATGGAATTCGATTTTTAAGATTTGCCTGCCGAAGTTGCAGGTCGGCAGGCAAAGACGGTGGCATGTGCAGTTCTCCGTTCGCTCGCATTACGGGAGCAGCGTTAAACTGAAACCGACAATTTCAATATAGCGCGATTTGTCCCGTAAGTCCATCGTCCGGCAAGTGACGGTTATCCTATCCCGCAAGGGAGGAGGATGTCATGACTTTCCATGACGAAAAAGGCGAGTATATCTTGCGCAAGGCGTTTACCACGAAAGGCGGCAAACGCGTTGTTGCAGAGCCGGGCAAAGCCTTCAAGATATACACCCGAAAAAACAAATAAAATTGTTCCCCCGGAGAAATCCGGGGGTTTTTTGTTTTCAGGCAGCGAGGAGCCCTGCTAGGTCACCGGATGTTGCCAGCGTGCGCACGGCAGACACCGATGCCAGCAGGGTGCTGGCTGCGTCGAAGTCAGCAGCGCCGTCCTCAATGAAGGTCAGGCGACGGTTGGGGTCGTCGTTGCGCTTGATGTCGCTGAATTTGCCGTGTGCCTGGTAGACCAACGGCCAGTCAATTTTGCTGTTTTCAATCGCGATGGCTTCGATATAGGCCAAAGCACCGTTATCTTTGCGCAGGGTAAAGGGAAATTTGATGGCATGGCCGCTGATGCCGGTGACAACGTGGTCTTTGAGGATGCGTTCCGCCGGGATGGCCGCCGCCAAGGCATGACCGAGTTTGGCGCGGTAACGCAGAGCATTGAGGCGCGGCAGCCATTTTTCGTAATGAAAGGAGAGGGAAAGCGCCAGTTTGGCAGCGTCGAACAGGGCGTTTTGCAGTTCTGCCATGTCCCCCTCTGCATGGATTTCACCGTTATCGTCGAAGGCGGCGAGGTGGACGCCTGCGGTGTCATTCAGTTTGCGGATACGGTCTTTTTCCAGATTAACACCGCGCGCGGCGGCTAGCAGGAAGTGGTCGGCATGATCGCGCAGGCTGAAACGCCCGCCGTCGGCGCAAACGGTGAAGGTGATACAGGCACCGTCATCGCCAAAGGTGAAGGGCGAGGCGATGCGGGCGGCGCTTTCTCCCGTGGCAAGCAGATTCCACGCAGTCAGCGCTTTGAGTTCTTCCGGGAATCTTTCCATGGTTAAAACAGGGTGAGTTGTTCAGGGGGTGGCGGGCGGTAGCCGCCGTCAAGGGTGATGTGGGCTTCTTGCAAGAAGGCTTCAATTATGGTCTGTGTGTGGTCATCGGTCAAGACAAGCGGCTCGGCATAGCCTTCCCCTTCTGCCGTCCAGATGTGGCGGTGAAGTCCCCGGATGGTCTGCCCGTAGTAAGGCAGCCCTTTGCCCGTGCGGTTGGCATGCGGCTGGTCGGCAAGATCGTAGGCAAGAATGCGCTGATTCGAGGCAATAAGGTTGACGGACAGGTTTCTGCCGCAGGGGATGCGCGCCCGTCCGTAGGTTTGTGTTTTCTCGCCACGATAAACCATGCGCAAATAGAGGTCTTCTCGTATTTCGTTTTGCAACCACAGTACGGTGTAGTATTGGAAATAGCCGCTGCTACGCCCAGGTTTTGCCTGCCAACGCATTTTGCTGGCAGTGCGCTTTGCTGCCTGTATCAGTACCTGTACCTCAATGACATCCATGTCTTCTACTTCACATCGCTCAAGCAGGCAACGCCCTTCACGATAACGCCGCTGGGCGGATAAAGAGTGAAACCTACACGGTAGGCGGTATCACGCTCAACCCGTGTTGCCTTGTCCTGCCACTGGCCGTTCTTTCCCAAGTGAGTCCATGTGCCGTTGCTCAGGCGGACGGCGAAGGTGTTGGGCAAAATTTCTCGGACATAGTAATCCGGTATTTCCTTGGTGGCGCTTTCTTTGCTCACCTTGAGGTAGAGATGTACTGCGCGCCCGTCAAAGTCCTGCGAAGCATCGCTAACCGTTATCTTCTGATGATCGCTGCTGCGGGTGTCGGTGCGTTCGCAAGCCACGTCGCCGTTCAGAATGGCGGCCACCGGTGCTTCATCGTGCTGCCATGCCATGCGCTCGGCAAGTGGTGTTTCTGTTTTGCCACGCGGTTGTTCGGTCTGCGGCTTGCTTTTCTGTTTTGCCTGCTGGCATTGCTGGCGGGCGCGATAATCCTTCACCTTGTTGCAATCTGCTTCATCCGCACCGACAAGACGGCGCTCTGCGGGTTCTTGTGGCGCTGGTACTGGCGCAGCTATTGCAGGAGCTGCTTCACTTGGGGCAGTTTCTTGCACAGGCGCAGCAGCAACCTGGGTGGCTTCCCGTTCCTGGCGCAGATCTTCTTCCGTTTTGCCCTGTGCCGCCAGGCAGGCTTTCCGCTCTTTGTAGGTTTTCATTTGGGCGCAGTCTGCATTTTCCAATCCTGCAGTTTCTGCTGCTGCGCTGCCTGCTACCAGCAGCAGGACGGTGTAAAGCCATCTGTTCATCAGTCCTCCTTTGTGCCACTTCATTGCGACGGGTTGGGTTAAGTGCAATTCATACGGTTTCTGCCAGTGCCCGGATGGCCTCGCGCGCGCTTTCGCTGCTGTCATAGAGGCGTAGCAGTTTGTCCATTGCCGCCGAGGGGTAGGCTTCGCCGCGTTCGTATTTGGAAAAGAGTTTCTCGTCGCTACCAAAGAGACGCGCCGCCTGTTGCTGGGTGAGATGGTGGCGGCGGCGCAGGGCAGCGATGTCGGCAGGGGCGAGGTGTCCCATGATGCGGCGCTTGATGGCATCAATCTGACTGGTCGCCGCTTTGCATTGCGCAGGCGTTACCCACTCTTCCCCGCACTGCGGGCAGTGGCAGTAGGTTTCGGTGATGGCGTGTTCTTCGCCAAGTATGTTGATGATGCGGCGCTCTTGTCTGATTTCCGCAGGGTTGCCGCAGATGCAGTTCATGCGGTTTCCACCTCCCGATGCAGTATCTTGTCCGCCTGATAGGCTTTGTCCAGTGCCAACCAGAAGCGGGGGGTGCTGCCGAGGATGCTGGCAAGGCTGGCAGCCGTTTGCGCATCAATGGGATGCCCGGCGGCGATACCCTGCCAGTCGGGCAGGCGGGCGAGGTCGTTTTCTGTCCAGCCGCGCTCTTCTGCGATATCGCGGATGGTGGCAGCGGGTTTGGGTAATGCCCAGTCGCGTTCATTCATGGTAATCCCCTATGTATTCGATGCTGATGATGGTGATTTGTGCCCAGTCGGTGCTGCCGTCTGCGCGCGTGGGTACAGGGTCATGCTTTGGCGCGAAGACAAGGCGGTAACCGCCCGCCAGACTGAGGGCAAACTGTCCTTGCCGTTCGCCTTTGAGCGGGTGCGGGCGACCTGCGACCAGTTCGCCAACGTTGGCAGCAGCGGCAAGTTCCGCCAAGCGCCATTGCAGTTTCTTCGCGCAGTCTGTGCCGAGTTTCTTCTGCGCTACTGCCTGCTTCTCACATATTTCACGGAGTTTTTTGTCGTGGTAATGGATTTGCACGGCATTCTACCTCGTCAACCACCCCGCCACACGACGCGACCAAGGATTTGAAAGTCCGGTGCGTCTTCGCCACCGGTATATTCGATAGGGTCGTAGGCAGGGTTACGGCTGATGATGCGCACGCCGTCGGGAGTGGCGCGCAATTCCTTTACTAGCATGTGTCCGTTATAGGTGATGGCGTACACCTCACCATCTGACAACTCGGTATCCGTGGTGTCAATGATGATGGTGTCGTGGTTGTAGAGGTAAGGCTCCATGCTGTCGCCCCTGACGTACATCGCGCGCAAGTTCCTCGCTGTAAGACGCCGGGCCTTGAACCACCCGTGGCGGAAATAGAGCGGGTCGTCCTCCGGGCGCACTATCCATTCTACCGTTGACCCTTTCCCCTCCGGCCCAGCAGCAAGACGCACGTCATAAATTTCAATTCGCTGGTGGGTGTCAGTTGGATGCACACCCTTCGGGAGTATCTGCACGGTTTGCTGGGGCGGGATAAGGTCTTCACGGCGCGAAGGTGTAGCCGGGGAGGTGTGATTGACCGGTGTTTTGAATTTCTCGCCCACGCCTTCCGCCAGCCATCTTGTGGAATAGTTGGTTTTGGCCTCAAAAGCCAAGAGTGGCTTACGCCCTAATTTTGTGTCACCACGGAACCATTGCGCGACCAGTCCCGTAGATACGCCGGTGAAGTCGGCTAATTCTTTTTGTGTTTCGAGGCCATAAGCACCCATGACCTCTAACAGCCTGTCTTTCAAGCTATTCATGGCAGACACCCTTTTTATTGATAGTTAGCATTCTACACATTTAGAAGTTTAGGTTGCTACCACAACGTGGCGTGTAGTATACTAAATGTTAAGCAGTAAACTACACGGTAAAGAGCATGAACAACGCAAAATTTGTCCATGAGTTTCTTTCAGAGCTGGGCGGAACGGCGGCTGTTGCCAAAGTCTGCGGCATCACAAACAGCGCTGTGTCGCAATGGCGTAACAAAGGAAAGATTCCCAAAGCGCAAGAAAACTTTTTGAAGACGAAATTCCCAAAGAAATATAGAGAAAGTGTGGAGCGAGCCGACACCCCGGAGCCCACCCCATGAACGCAAAAAAAATGCCGCCTGGAAACTGGGCGGCAAGTACATGTAAGGAGATTTAATTATGTCACAAAGCGCTATTCACACGCAATGCGCGCGCGGGCAAATCAACGTATTGCTTGGGATAAGAACACCCCAAGCATCGTCCAGTTCATCACTAATGCGACGTAATCGCCGCGTATCACTTGGGATTTGAAGATGAAAAAACCTGTATTGACGACGACATTCACGGCAAAGACCGGGAAAACCCATGCAGGGGCGGCGACTACGGCGATTACCAGAAGGAACAGAAGTAGTGTGTTGATTATCGTCTCTGCCTGCGCTTCCCTGCTGCTGTTTTTGGTGAGCTGGTGGACGGCACCAGCCAACCCGATCAATGCCAGCACGATGGTGGCGACACCCGATGCGGCGCTTATATCCGGCATAAATCACCTCCTGTTTCAGGTTCGGTTGATGCGCGCGACCACGCTGTGCGCATTGCTCACCGTGATTTTAAGCCAAGTCCACATTATGCGGCTAGAGGGCAGAAAAGATGACTAGAAGCGAACACGCACGCGTAACTGCCTGGATACGCGCCAAGCACAAGGCGACGGGCAAATACCCGTCGCATGAAGAGATTTTGCTGCGGATGCTGCAAGAGGCGCAGGAAGTCACCTATTTGGACGCGGTGGAGTACGGCCTCGGCTCCACGTTCAGGAGCCGCCTCAGTGACCTGCGCAAGCTGCACAGCATCATCAGTTATGACAAGAGCGTGCCGACCCGTTACGGCACGAAGGCAACAGTTAAGGCGCACCGCCTAGGAGGTTTGTTGTGAGGTTCACCACGTTTATCAACAACAAGCGCTGCATGGATTGGGGACTGAACGCCAACCAGGGCGCGCTATTCGATTTGATTAACCAGGCGGCTGGCTGGGCGAAGCCGGTGACGGTTGACGGTGAGGTGTTTTATTGGATCAGCCGCCAACTGGTCATCGAACAACTGCCGCTGTATTACAGCAAACCGGACACGGTTTATCGCGCTTTCCGCACTTTGCAGGAAAAGGGGCTTATCAATTACTGCAAGCACGGTGAATGGGAGCTTATCAACATCACCGATAAAGGCAAGCTGTGGAATGTAAGCAACAATGAAGATGCGGCGCAGGAACCGGGCGAACCCCGGAAATCAATCCGAACCCCGCCCCCTTCAATCCGCGAACTCGGAAATGAATCCGACTTGCTCGGAAATAAATCCGAATCACCTCGGATTGAAATCCGAAACAGCTCGGAAATAAATCCGACAAATAAGGATATAAGCAATAAGCTCAAAAATGATAAGCGGATAAATAAGCGGGAATGCGCGCGCGAGCCATCCGCCGACGCACCGCCTTTTGACGCCCTCGCCGAACTGCTTGCCCTCGGTGCCGACCCGACGGAGGCGAAGCGCTGGCTAGCCTACCGCATGGAACGCAAGAAGCCGATGGATGCTGGAGCGCTGGATTATTTCCTCGGCGAGGTTCGGGCGGCAGGGCTGACGGTAGCGCAGGCGGTGCATGAATGCGCGGGCAACAAGTGGCTTGGTTTCAAACGCGGCTATGACGGCTGGTGGAACAGACCACAGCAACGCACCCCGCAACGTGGCAACACCTACGAACAGCAAGGCAGCGCGGAGCAGTACGCGCAGGAACAGGCGGAGCGGATGCGCCCGCAGATTGCGGCGATGTTTGCCGCCAAACGGGAGAAGCGTGATGACTGAGCAGGATTTTGACCAATTCTCGGCGGTGATGGCCGCTTTGTGCGAGTACTACGGCAAGCCGAAACTGAGCGACATGGCGGTGGGGTTGTACTTCGGCGCGCTGCTGGAATACCCGCTGGCCGATGTGCAGCAGGGTTTGACGGCGCATATCAACAACCCCGACAGCGGGCAGTTTTTCCCTAAAGCGGCGGACGTCATCCGCGCGCTGGAAGGCAGTAGCGAAACCCGCGCTTCTGCCGCTTGGGCAAAGGTACGCCACGCCATCGAACGCGTCGGCCACATGCCGAGCGTAGTGTTCGACGACGCGGTAATCCACGCGGTGGTTGCCGACATGGGCGGCTGGGTGCAACTGAGCACGATCACCTACGACGAGCTGCCTTTCCGCGAGCGCGATTTTCTGCGCTTCTACCGCGCCTATATGGGACGCGATTTGGGCGACTACCCGCGCAAGCTGGCCGGTATGGCGGAAACCGAAAACACCGCCGCCGGTCATGCCGTCGCCGAGCCGCAGCTCTTGGGGGATGCGCAGAGGTGCCTTGCGGTGATGCAGGGCGGCAGCGACAAGCCGCGTCTCACCGTGCAGCCGTTATCGGCCCTGCCGCAGGAATTGCGCGGTGTGCTGAACGACCTGCGCGGAAGCAACGATGATTTCGGGGGTGCAGCATGATGCAGGGCTACCGAAACCTTCCGGGGCGCTATGACGTGATCGCGGACAAGGAGGAACGCCGCGCGCTGTGGGACGGTCTTTTTCACGACGGCTTCCCGCCGCAAACGCTGGACGATGCGCGGCAGGTGCTGGTGTGGTTCCAGCTTTGGCGACGCGGGCAGGCTTTGTTGCCGATGATTGAACCGAAGATTATCAGTTGGGCAATGGACAGGGCGCTGGCCGCGTTGGACGAAGGAGGCGAGGCATGACCGGCGCGATGTTGCGGAGTATCCGCAAAGCCTACCGGCTGGATGTGGCGCAGATTGCCAACGCGGCAGGGCTGGCGGTGCAGACGGTACGCATGACGGAGCTCGCCGGCAAGTCGTATGTCTGCGGCCGTCAAGACCGGGACGCGCGCCGCCGTGCGCAGGTCTGGCGTGCGTATCTCAAGGCGCTGCGGGTGCTGCGGGTAGGGCGCAAGCCGGTCATCCAAGCGGCGCCAAAGCCCGCCCGGAGCGGCGTGCTGAAGCCGTCGCCGGATGCGGTGATGGTAGAGCGCGACGGCGTGCGGGAGTGGGTCAAGGTGGTCGAGTACGCCGACGGCCGCAAGTATGGCTTTGTGTGGCGTGATGGCGACTGGTACCGCACCGCGTGGGTCGAGGAGCGCTTTTTGGGGCGCAAGGTCACGCCACGTTTTGCCGAGGGCGACGAGGCGTACCCGGATGCCGGGCTGGCGAGGTGGCGCAATGGGTATTGAGCTGGATATTCGCGGCAATGTGCTGCGCGACGGCCATGTTGAGCCGTCGGATGCGCCGGAGTTCTGGAGCGTCTATCGCCGGGAGCAGGACGGCTGCTGGTTCTGGCTGGCCGATTTTGATACGCGGGCAGAGGCGGTGACTTACGCGGGAGGGTTGCATGGTTAAGCCAGTCAGCGACGGCTACGACGCCTGGTACATCGACCAGGTGCTTAACATCTGCCTCGCCCGCTGGCTCAATCCGGCCATCGTCCCGCAAATGTGCCGAGCGCTGGAGATGCAATGCGAGCGCAAGCGCGATCGGCAGGTGCTGATGATGCTGCGCAAGAGCAAGCAGCCTGCGGCGCAGATTGACGAGATTTTCCGATTTATCGAGCGGCTCTTGCGGAGGGAGAAATGAACGGACAGCAGTTTCGGTTGGTGAATGAGCAGGTGCGCGGTAACGCGATGCGCGCCGTGCAGGCGGCGGCTATTGATGGCGATGCAATCCTGGTGGTGCGCATTGAGCCGGAGGAGAAACAGCGCACGAAGCGGCAAAACCGCTATCTCTGGGGCGTGGTGTACAAGCATTTGGTGGACAACGACCCCGGCTATTTCGTCAATGAGGAGACGGAGCGGTTATTGCACGGGCGCGGTATTGCGGTGACGGAAATCGTGCATGAGTTTTGCAAGTCTGCTTTCCTGCCGCCGCTGGAATTGGCGATTGGCGGCGGGATGAAAATCACGAAATCCACGGCGAAATTAAACCGCCAGGAATTTAATGATTATGTGGAGGCTGTCCGCCGTTGGGCGGCGGAATCGTTGCAGGTGTTTATTCCCGACCCGTATGCGGCGGGGTATGAGGATATTGGGAGGGGGCGATGAGTATCAGGAAAAACCGCCTGCAATGGCTACTCGACAAGGCACGCGGGCAGCAATGTACCGCGATGCTCCCCGGTGTCTGTAACCACAACCCGGAAACCACGGTGGCGGCGCATGTGTCGCTCCCCGGCATGGGCATCATGGGCGGCAAGCCGCACGACCTGCATTGTGCCTGGCTGTGCAGTGCCTGCCACGATGTGCTCGACGGGCGCGCGTCGTCCGATCTGGAGCGGGATTTTGTGCGCGCCGCGGTGTATGAGGCGGTGTTGCGCACGCAGTCCAGGCTGTTTGCGCTGCTGTCGCCCGCCGAGAAACAGCGATTGGGGGAGGGGTTATGAGCTTTGCGATTACCCTGCCGATGCCGCCGTCGGTTAATCACTACTGGCGACACGGGCGCAATGGCACCTACATCAGCGCCGAGGGCAAAGCGTACCGCGCCGAGGTGTTGCGCCGCTGCAAGTCGCCGGTGGTGCTGTATCCGCATCAGCGCCTCGCCGTCACGCTGACGCTGCACGCCAACAGCCGCCGTCCCTACGATGTGGACAACCGCGCCAAAGCGTGCCTTGACGCCCTCGAAAAAGCAGGCGTCTATGGCAACGACGGGCAAATAGACCGCCTCTTTGTCCTGCGCGGCGAGGTACGCGACACAGCCGCCTGCGAGGTGCGTATTGAGGTGATTGGATGAGCATTGAGTATCACATGCTCCGTTGGCGCCGGTGGAACCTGCTGCGCAACGGGACGCCGCAGGGTGCGCGTTGCAATCTGGGCAAGTTGGCGCAGTCCACGCCGGACGCCGATGATGTCGCGCCGCTGTCCGACGATGAGGCGGAGGCAGTCAATCAGGCGCTCTCTGCGCTCAAGGCGAGGTATCCCGACGCGCACCGGGCGATTGTGGCGCGGTATATCAACGGCGAGCACGACGCGCGCGGGGTGGCAAAACGTTGCGGAGTTAGTCCAACTGCCGCGCGGGTTTTTCTGCGCGAAGGTCATGCTTTTTTGGCTGGGGTAATTGACTGATATTCCGCGCGAAAACTATTGACTTTGGAGCGCTGCAAAACTATACTAAATCTATTAGCTTGGAATGATTGCAAGCAAATTCCATCTGAACGTTTCGATAGCCCGCCTTGTGCGGGCTTTTTGTTGTTCCCGCTCTGCGCAAGCATCGGACTTCCGCCCGCTCACGCGGGCTTTTTTATTGCCCGGAGGCAATGATGAACGCTGATTTTCAAACCGCGCTGCGGTTGCTCGCCAAGCATGAGGGCGGCTGGAGCGACCGCGACCGTGATGCCGACCCCGGCGGCAAGACGATGTACGGTATCACCCAGGATACCTACAACGATTGGTGCGCGCAGAAGGGCAAGCCGCACGGCGAGGTGCGCCATATCGCCTATACCGAAGCCGCCGCCATCTACCGCGCCAACTATGCCAACCCGATCCGCTATGAAGACCTGCCGCCCGGTATCGGCTACGCGGTGTTTGACCTCGCCGTCAATGGTGGGGTGTCGCGTGCTGTGAAGTTGTTGCAAGAGGTGTTGGGCGTCAAGGCCGACGGTATTGTCGGCAGCCAGACGCTGGCGGCGGCACGTGCCGCCAATCTGCCCGAGCTCATCAAGCGTTACTGCGCTGCCCGCCGCAAATGGCAGCTGCGCCTCAAGAACGCCAAGCATAACCCCGGCTGGGTAACGCGCATCAACGATGTGGAGCGCGACGCGCTGCGTATGGCAGGCGAGGCGGACAAGGCACGCCGTGCCGGGCAATCCGTCAATGATGCGCGCAGGGCGGCGGTTGCCGCGCGGGGTGAGGTGATGGCAGAGCCACCGCTTGACCAGGTGCCGGATGACGGCCGCG